TCCCTCGAAGCGGTCGACATCGGCGATCTGAAGCAGACGATCGTCCAGGTCCTGCCGTTCACAGGCGACGACTACGTCACGGCGATCGACGGTCGTCAGTTCCGGGTTTCGGAGTTCTCTTTGGAACGGATCGCCGAAGCGTTCGCGGATCGTCAGAACCCGCTTCTGCTCGACTACGAACACGACACCTACAACCCGATGGCGACGATGGGATCGGTCGCCGCCGGTTGGATCTTCGAAGTCTTCACGGTCGGTCCGGACGAAGAAGTCGCCGACGAAGAAGTCCTGGCGAAGGTCGAAGAATACGGTCCCGGGGTCTACGCCCGCGTGGACCTGACCGAAAAGGCGGCAAGCCTGATTGCCGGTCGGGAATACATGTTCCTGTCACCGGTCATTCACACGAACGACGAAGGAACGGTTATCGAATTCCGCGGCGCTGGCTTGACAAATGACCCGGCGTTGGATGGAATGATGCCTGTAGCGGCACGACGAACGGCAGACGGCGCAGACCCGGAAAGCGGGAACGGTCGCGAGCCAGAACCCACGACGGAGGACGACATGGACCTCGAAAAGCTGTCGGCAATCTTTGGCCGACCGATCACCGGGGAAGGTGACCTCCTGGCAGCGGTCGAGGGGCTGAAGGGTGATTCGGCGAAGCTGGAAGCAGCGAAGTCCGAACTCGAAGCTCTGAAGGCAGACCAGCTGGATCGGGACGCGACCGAAGCTGTCGCCGCCGCGATCGAGAAGGGTCAGCTCGCGGACGCGCAGAAGGGGTGGGCGGAAGATCTGTTCAAGAACGATCGCGCCGCCTGGGACGCCTATCTCGCCGCGACCGCCGAAGGCGCGTTCACGCGGAAGACCGAAGATCCGCCGACGCCGCCGAAGCCGGGACGGAACACCGCCGACCCGAACGACAACGCGAACAATTCGCCCGCGGACCGGGAAGGGGTCAGCATCCCTTCGACCGTTTCCGCTTTCAGCCGAACGATCCCCGTCGAGCAGGACAAAGCCGATCAGCTTTCCCGCGCCGTTCTTCTGGCCCGGGAAAAGTTCGATGGCGATCTGGCCCGGGCGATCCGCTCGATCCAGAGGGGGTGACCCGTGGCAACCTTCGAACTCCAGCCACTCGTCCATTTTTCGCTGACGAACGCCGAGGCATCGGCGGACGTCGAAGCGGGGATGGCCGTTTCGTACCTCGGAAAGAAGCTCGCCTCAGGCGAAGATGAGAAGTTCGCGGGTATCGCGAAGTTCACCGCCGAAGCCGGGGAAGCAATCACGCTCCAGCACGGGATCGTCGAAGTTCAGGTGACCGGGACCGGGTCCGCGAACGCGCAGCTGATCCAGGGCGCGACCGCCGGAAAGCTGGCGGCGTCCGCCGGGACGACCGTTCTGGTTCTCGGGTTCGCGCTCGAAGCGTGGACCGCCGCTGCAACGATCCGCGCTTTCATCTTCCCGTCGCCGCGCCGCCCTGCGCTGACCTGATGGAGGGGAGAGAAACATGAAAGATCATCTGGACGCACTGCAGCTGAACATCGACCCGCTCGAATCGGCACTGTCTATCGGGTACGCCGTTCGCGGGCTGGTCGGACACCGTTTTCTTCCCGCCTACCGCGTCGGTTCGCCGACCGTCAAGGCGAAGGTTTATGGGACCGAAGGCTTCCAGCTTGTCGACGCGAAGCGCGCCCTGCGCGCCGAGCCGAAAGAAGTTGACTTCACGGTTTCCGAGACCACGAAGCGCCTGACCGAGTACACCCTTCAGGTCCCCCTCGACACCCGCGAGGAGGAAGCCGCAGCGATCGGTTCGATCGACGCCCGGGGACGGGCGCGGACCGTCGCGCAGCGCCACGTCGCAATCAGTCGGGAGTACGACATCGCTTCGACCCTGACGACCGCCGGGAACTACGCTTCGGGGAACTCGACCACGATCACGGATCAGTGGAACGACTTCACCTCGGGCGTGTCGGACCACGACCCGATCACGGCGATTGACACCGCGAAAAGTGTCATCCGCCAGAAGACCGGGATGGAGCCGAACTACTGCTTGATGGGTCGGACGACCTGGAACGCGGTCAAGAACAACACCTACATCCTGGCGAGGCTGCCAGGTGGAACCGGCGCGGACACCAAGACGAAGTTCGCTTCCGTCGATTCCGTCCGGGACCTTCTGGAACTCGACGAACTGATGGTCGCCGATTCCGTCTACCACACCGGTTCGGCGTTCGCGGACATCTGGTCCGACGTCTGCATCCTGGCCTACATCAACCCGAACCCGACCGAAGAGGAGGAACCGACCTTCGGCTTCACCCTGACGCGGGAATACGGCGAGGTGGACGGTCTGCCTCTCCTGGGCGTCGCGGGTATCTATCAGAAGTCGCCGTGGGTCACGGGCGTCTGGTACGGCGAAGAGCGTCTCCCCTGGATCGCGCTCGACACCGCCGGGTATCTCATGCTCGATACCTGCAGCTGACCGCTCGCAGCGGGTCGAACTTCCGGGCGGGTCGGGACGCGTTCCTGACCCGCCCGTTTTCTTTCAACGACCGAACCGAACGGAGGCAGGAATGAAGCTCAAGTCTGATCACCACACCGTCCAGGTCGGCGGGGAACCGTCGTACGAAATCGAAACGACCGACAAGGATCTGATCGAGCGGCTGAAGGGTCGCGGGTTCGTCGAAGTCAAGGCGACCCGGGAGCCAGCCGCGAAGAAGACCCCGGCGAAGAAGACCCCGGCGAAGACGGCGGCGGCGAAGACCGGTCCGAAGACCGCCGGGAAACTCCCGCCGAAGGACGACTGACGTCACAACCAGGAGGTGACCGATGGGGAACTATCTAACGTACAACCCGCCGACGACGAACGACCTGGAGCCGTACATCACGGACGGCGCGCTGTCGAACGTCCTGGACGATATCGCGGCGGGCGCGGCGCAGATCGCCGCCGTCGATCAGGCGATCGACGCGTCCGAATCCGAAGTCGATTCGTACCTGGGCGTCAGGTACACCGTTCCCCTGACGTCGCCGCCGGAAGTCGTCATCGACGCCGCCGCCGTCCTAACCGTCGAACGGATTTACAACCGGGGACTCGGACCGACGGATCGGGTCCGCGAACGAGCGGAACAGATCCGCGCCTGGCTGCGCGACGTTTCGAACGGGAAGGCGAACATCGTCGGGGTCGCCGACGCGCCGACGACCGGGGTTGATTCCGGGGTCATCGACGTAGACGCCGAAGACCGCGAACTGACCCGGACCACGCTGGACATCTACTGATGGCGAAGTGGCGCTGGACGACGAAGCACTTTGATATCGACGCGACCGCGCTCGGCGGTCCGTTCGACCGGCTGATCCGGGAGATGTACGACGGGAAGCCGTTCCTGGAAGTTGCCGGGATGGTCTACCTGGAAGCGGTCCGCGAAGCGTTCGAACGCGGGGTCGATCCCGGGACGATGACGCCCTGGGCGCGGAACCGTCCGAACACCGTCGCGGCGAAGGGTCACGGAAGGGTCCTAGAACGGTCCCGACGCCTGAAGCGATCGTTCACCCGTGGCGCGACCGGGAACGTCTTCTCGCTGTCCGGAAAGCGTCTCAAAGTCGGATCTCGGCTCAAGGTCGCGCACTACGCCCACGAAGGGACCCGACCGCATACGATCGTCCCGAAGAAGAAGACGATGCTCCGGTTCAAGACGGCGGGCGGATGGGCGTTCGCCCGGAAGGTCGCGCACCCCGGAACGCCGCCGCGCCCGCTGATCGGCGTCCACCGATCGACCGCCGCGGAAATCACTCGCCGGCAGATCCGACTTCTTGACCAGATCGCCAGCGATCGCCAGCGAACGGGAGTCTGAAAATGGCAACGACGAACCTACAGTTCGACGACCTGGAAGACGACATCGTCGCGAAGCTCGCCGCGAACGCGCTGATGACGAACCGGGTCGCCGCCGCGATCAGTCCGCTGATCGACATCGCCGAATATCCGACGCCGCCGTTCGTCCTGGTCAGCGCGACCGGGGACGACGTCGATCCCGAAAAACAACCGATCGGAAGACCTATCGTTCGGAAGATGACCGTCACTGTCGAGATCGTCATCTTCGGGACGCACTACCGGTCCCGTGGGGACGCCGCGGGGATCCACGAGCTAGCCGCTACGATCAAGGACGAACTTCAGGGATACTTCCCTTCGACGCTCGTCCAGCGTCCATTCGTGTACGAATCCGGAAACGTCTTCGACTACGACGAAACGACCCGCTTGATTGGATGGGTGCAGTCGTGGAAGACTATGACGCAGGTACAGGAGGCCTGAACCATGCCGAAAACGTACAACCTTTTCTATTCAGGCACCGCGCCCGGTCAGGCGGATCAGATCGAACGGGCGGGGTGGGTCTTCAAGCGAGGGTGTTCGACGGAAGTCCCGAAAGACGTCCACGACCTCCTCAAGAACGAACCGGGATTCGCGTCGGGAAAGAACCCGCCCGCCGCCGCCGAACCCGCCGAAAGTGAGGACTGATCATGGCGATCGTCGAACAGGCAGAAGGACGGCAGTCGAAGCTCGTCTGGATCAAGGAGTCTACCTTCGGAACGAAGGAGGGGACCCCGTCCGGATTCGCGCTGCCTCACGTCGGGATGGACCTCGGTCCCGGCGAAGGATTCACGGACTTCGAGGAGATCGACGCGGTGGCGTATCCCGCGAAACCGATGGGGACCCGGAAGGCACCCGGCGGTCGGCTTTCGCTCCCGCTTCATTACGACTCGATCGGTCACGCGTTCGCCGCCGCGATCGCGACTCCGGTCACGACCGGCGCGTCGGACCCGTACGAACATGTGTTCACTCTCGGCGCGTCGGACCCGCATGACATCGAAATCGAACGCCAGCAGAACGACACTGGCCTGGGCGTCAAGTCGCGCCACTTCTGGGCGGGTCGAGTGGCGTCGATGAGCTATTCGATGGCTGTCGAGTCCGCGCCGCAGTTCGACCTCGATCTCGCCTTCTGCAAGGCGGAAAACTGGACGAACACCGCTGTCGTCGCGTCGCCGTCTTCGTACACGTCGGACGCGATCGACTCGCTGATCGGCGTCCTGAAGATTGGCGGATCGGCGGTCGGCTACGTCGCGGCGTTTTCGTTCACGATCGACTGGCGACTGGACACCGACAAGTATCCGGTTGGCAACGAAGGCGATCGAGGGACCCTGTCCCGCGGACGACCGATGGTCAACGGAACCTGCGAGGCGTATCTGAACGCCGACGGCGTCACCGCGCTTTTGACGCCTTCTCAGGCGGGGACTTCCGTCGCTTTCGACGTCGAATTCATCACGACCGCTTCGACCCGCGAGCTGTTGATCGACATCAACTCCGCGGACCTGAAGATCACGTCAGAAGGTGTTCCGACGTCCGGCGGTGTCAACGTTGCTTTCGACTGGAGAGCGTACGGTTCGGGGTGCTTCGTCGCGACCCTGTACAACGACGTCGCTTCTTACTGATCAACTGCGACGGGAGGTAGGAACCTAATGTCCAAGCCGACGAATTCGAAAACGAACTTCAACCCGGAACAGGTCTTCGATTCCCCGTTCGCCCTCGGGAACGCGATCGGGGAGTCGGGACCGTTCCCGTACAAACTCAGGATGCCGGTCAACGACCTAGATCCCGATGACTATCCGGTGGCGACTTTTTGGGTCTATCCCTGGAACCTGGACGTGTCGGAAGCGATCGCGAAGACGGGCGCGAACCCGGACCCCGCGATCAAGGACCACGGTGCGATCGCCCGTCAGAACCGGGTCGCCGCGCCGCTGATCATCGACAAAAGGAAGGGGTGGTCGAATCTGTTCCGCGCCGACGGAACGGAGTTCAAATACCAGCCGTGTTCGAAGGACGACGAAGGGACCGAAAAAGACCCGCGAGTTCAGCTCGCGAAAGCGGGCGGTCTGTTTGGTCTCGTCAAAGGTCACACGATCATGCTGGCGGTCGAATTCCGAGCTGTCATCGAGGGAAACTTCGCCAGCTCGTCCGCGAAACCTACGGGGGACGAGGACGGGCAGAAGCAGGAGCAAGAACCCTTGCCCGACGCCTGAGGGAACAGGGGCGCGGCGATGAAGCCGACGCGAACTTCGAACATCCTAAAGCCCGCCCGTCACCTCATCCGGATAACCGGGAGGCGTGGCGGGCGTTTTCTCTCGTTTCGAACTGTCGGAAGATCGCGACGGGAGGGATGCTCGGCTTCGACTGGACGGAAGTCACGACGGTTCTACGGACCTGGAACGGGATCGAGCCGACGCCCGGTCTATTCGCGAAGCTCCGCGTCTGCGAGGACGAAATGCTGAAGGTCGATTCCGAACAGCGGGAGCGGAAGAAGGCGGCGGCGAAGACGCGTCGGACCGTCCGGCGAAGCGGGCGGAGGTAACCGATGGCGAAGTATGACGTCACGCTTCGGATGCTGTCAGAAATGGCGGCGGCGAAGAAGGACCTTGCGTCGATCAAAGAAGGGATCACGGGGATCGGGTCGGCTACCGGACCGGCGACCCGGTCCCTGGATTCGTTTCAGAATTCTCTCGAGGAAATCGCGCCGCTGGCGCAGCGGACCTTCGTCGGGATCACCGCCGGGATAACCGGCGCGACCGCCGCCTTCGGTTCGTACGAACGGGAGATGCGGAACGTCCAGAACATCAGCGGCGAAACCGATGCGGTCATGGCGTCGCTGACGGACCGGTTCCTCGCGCTTCCGCCGACCCTTGGCGAAGCCGACGATCTGATGCGCGCGCTGTACCAGACGATTAGCTCGGGCGTGACCGACGCAGACGAAGCGTTCCAAGTCGTCGTCAATTCGGCGAAGACGGCGAAGGGGAATCTCGCCGACATGACGATCACTGTCGACGGTCTGACGTCGATCATGAATTCGTTTGGGATCGGCGCGGAAGATTCGATGCAGGTCCTAGACGCGATGACCCGGACGGTCGATCTTGGAAAGCTGACCTTCGAAGAACTCGCGAACAATATCGGCAAGGCGTCCGCGATCGCGAATTCCGCCGGGGTCGAATACGAAGAACTCCTCGCGACCCTCGCGACCTTGACCCTGAACGGGCTATCCGTCGAAGAATCCATGACGGCGATCCGCGCCGTCCTGACGAACACCCTGGCACCCGCGCAGCAGGTCACGGAAGCGATGAACGCCTACGGGGTCGAGATGTCGGTCGCGACCCTTCAGTCCGAAGGTCTGGCCGGGATGATGGGGATGGTCGCCGAAGCGGTTCAAGGGAACGCCGAAGCGACCGCCGAGCTATTCCCGAACGTCCGCGCCCTAACCGGAGCGATGGCGCTGGCTTCCGAAGAAGGCGGCGAAGTCCTGGTCGAAACCCTGGAAGCGATCCAGGAATCCGCCGGGAAGGTCGAATCGAATCTGGCGAACGTCAACCGGACGGTCAAGGCGAACGCGGACGCGATGATTGCCGAATGGAAGAAGGTCGGGATCGTCTTCGGCGAAATCACCGGGGAAGCGTTCCTGCCGATCGCGCAGGGTCTAACCGGGATCGGGACCGCCCTGAAGAACCTGGACGAGCCGACGCGGTCGATCATCGTTCAGAACAGTCTATTCCTCACCGGACTCGCCGGGGTTCTGTCGGTCGCGCCGAAGGTCGTCGCCGGTCTGCGGTCGATCGCGGGCGCGTTCGTCACGACGGAAGTCGCGGCGGGGAAGGCGACGGTCGCGGTCAAAGGATTCTCGGTTGCGATGGGCGCGGCGGTTGTCGCCGGTCTTGCGCTGCAGCACGGGATCAACGCCCTGGCGAAGCACATCGACGAAACGTCTACGGCGATGAACAAATCGTCGATTGCTCACAAGTCGCACGCCGACGCGTTCGGCGAAGCGATGCAGAAAAACGGCGCGTCGTTCACTGAGTATTCGAAGGTCCTGAAGCGGTTCATGAACGACGAATATGACATGACGACCGCTGTCCGCGCCGCGATGGTTGGGCTGGTCGAACACGGGAACGCGACCGAGGAAATGAAGCAGATCGTCGCCGACTACTACGCCGCGCTGGAAGGCGGCATCGAAACGGAAAAGAAGTCCGGCGAAGCGACTCGGGAGAACACCGAAACGACCCATAAAGCCGAGGCTGCGAAAAAAACTTTGACCGAAGTCTTGGCCGACTTGCAGGCGCAGATAGAAGAGAACAACTCGGAAATCGAAATCGCGAAGCAGCGAGAAGAAGAGCTGCACGAATCCGCGATGGAAGTCGTCGATGCGCGGCAGGCAGAATCGAAGGCAACGCTAGAGCTCAAGGACGACGTCGCGGCGTTATACGAAGAAGTCGGGAATCCACCCGATCCGCCGCCGCCGACCGTCTTCCAGCTCTGGGAACGGTACATCGACGAGCTTGCCGGATACTTCGAACAGACGTTGTCGAACGCGGTCACTGCCGGGATCACAGGCGACTTTGATTCGATCGGTGGCCTGTTCGAAGACTTCGCCGACGGGATGGCGGGGATTCTTCGCGACGCGGTCTTCGGCGCGGTATCGAACGTCGTATCCGGGGACATGACCTTCAGTCAAGGGATGGGTTCCTTGTTCGGGGAAGGAGGGTTCGCCGACACAAACCCGCTGATGGCCGGAATCGGCGGCGCGGGAATGGTCTATCAGGGATATCAACAGGGCGGTGCGGGCGGGTTCCTATCCGGCGCGATGGGCGGCGCGATGTCAGGCGCAGCGATCGGGCTGAACCCGGCGGTCATGGCGGCGACCGGAGGGATCAGCGCGATCGCCGGACCGATCATCGGCGCGGTTGTCGGCGGCGTTGCGTCTCTATTCGGTGGGAAAGATGAAGACCCGTGGTTCCGATTCGGGATATCCGGCGGACAAGGCGACGTTCATTCGTCTGGCGGGCACCTCGGATTCAATACCGAAAAGCGCGAAGTCTTCGAGCGTCAGATGAACGCGTTACTTCGGGACATGGAAACGTCCTACATTTCGATCCTGCAACAGTTCGACGATACCGCGTTGATCCAAGCGTTTTCGGATTCGATCGAAGGGTCCCTGTCGGAAATGTTCGACATGGACTTTGGAAAACTCGAAATGAAGCCGGACGAATTCGCGCAGTGGTTCGGCGACGTCTGGCTTCCGGAACAAATGGAACGCGTATTCGGTCCGGCGTTGTACGCCGGTCTGGACGCCTACGGGGTCGAACCTGGGGTCTTCGCTCAGATAAGGGCAACGCTTCAACAGCTTCCGTCGGAAGATCAAATCGAAGGTCTTTCGACCTACATCGGCGCGGTTGTTCAGTCGTCAAGACTGCTTGAGGACATGGATTGGGATCAACTGGTCGCCGACGCGACGCAGACCGGGCGGGAGGCGTTCGTCGATGCGATGACCGGGTCGCTTCATCAGATCGACGTGATGATTTCCTCGATCGAACTGATGGACCCGGTCCAGGCAGCGACGCAGGCGCAGGAAATCTTCGGGCTGATCGAATCGGCGCGTCAGGCTGAGATCGAATACCTCCGACAGATTCAGCAAATGGCCGACGCGATGGCGGATTCGATTGCCGCCCAGAGGGAAGATTTGTATCTTGGCGGACTGAGCGGCAACGAACAGGCGAGCTATCTCGCAACCGAAATTGGGGACATCTTCGCGCAGCTTGAGTCCGGCCTACTTTCCCCGGATGAAGTCGCGAACTTGACCGCCGACGCACAGTCTTACATTTCGATGCTGCAAAGCGTCATGGGCGAAGAAGGTCTATCCGGTCGGATGGCCGACATCCTCGTTGATTACTTCGGGAACTCGTTCCTCGAAGGCGGGCTAGGCGACCTCTTTGAAGGCGGCGTCGCTTCTGGACAGACCGGGCGCGACTTCTTGATTCAGCTTTTGGACATGCTCGACGAGTCGTCGTCCGAAGCGATGCAAGGCGCGATGTCCGACACCGAAGCGATTAACGCGCAGTTCGCCGAACGGGTCGCTGCGCTGAGCGAATACCTGCTGACCCTAAATATGGACTTCCGCGACTTTGCCGAAGGTCCCCTGGCGGACGGCTCGGACGCGGTCTATGACTTCACGGATCAGGCATATGGAGCGGGCGACGCCCTGGCGGATTTGATCGCCCGTCTAAACGGCGCGTCGGTTGGTGGACAGACGATCATCAACATCGACCCGAACATGGCTGGACTGATCCAGATCATCGAGGAAATCGTCGCCGGACGGACCGGTGGAACCGGCACCGGCGGACCTGGGGGAATGCACTGATGACTGTTCCCGCGGATCTTCTCGCCGTCCTGAAAGCGGACTATCGTCACATCCGATATCTGCTGGAAGTAGACACGACACCCGCCTTCCGGATCTGTTCCGGGCTGGTCGATATTTCGCACGGCGGGAACGTCTACACCGCCCGCGGGTGGAAGCCGGGAGCGGTCATCGCGGGCGACCCGACCCGCGCCGGATTCACGGCAACGATCGAAGACATCGACGGCGATCTCGAAGCGTTGGCGTACAGCCAGGGGTGGACCGAAAAACGGACCGCGACTTTGACGATCCTCGGATCGACCGACGGCGTCACCTGGGCGACCGCATGGTCCCCGGTTACCGCGCCGATCATCGTCGCTGCGGGCGGCGCGGTGTTCTTCAATCTGGAAGCTCGTGGCGCGGTCGGACTCTATTCTCGCGCCGGTCTGCAAATAGGGGATTCCCGCTGTCGGCTAGTCTTCAAAGGTGCTCGCTGCAAGTATTCCGGCCCGGATCTGACTTGCCTGCGGACTTACGACGACTGCGCCGCCAGAACGGGCGGAGACAATACCGCAAACTTTCGGGGTGCTAGGCTGTCGCCTGCGCCTGGGACGATCATCAACCTCGGAAAAGGCGGGCGGTCGGTTCCGACGTCGCCGCCGGTCGGGTCGAATTGGTCCGGCGGTGCTCGCCGCCAGCCGCAGATGATAGACAACCCGCATATGCCGCCCGCTTCGACGAACGGTTCGCCGCCGCCGCCAGCAGGTGGCGGACAGACGCCGCACGAACCGCCAGGTCACGGGGGACATTCGTCATGACGATTCACAATTCTTTTTTGAATGCTTTTGCCCCGCTTGGGACAATGAAGCACGACGATCAATCGAACACGGAAGTATCGCAGTACCTGTCCGGGGTCGAGCAAGTCGCCGCCCATTGGGACCGCCCGAAGCGAGGGTATGAGCTATCCGTTGCGCTGGACCCGTCGGACAACCCGGGCGACGTCGATGCCCTTCTTTGGCTGAAGCGGAACCTGAACGGACGCGCTGGCCGGCTGTGGGTTCCGGAACCTACGACGCGACTTCTTGCGCACGAATTCGTCGCGCAGGGCGACGGGTCCTCAAAGGCGTTTCTCGCGCCTTGCCACTCGTCGATTTCGAACGGATACTTCTACGTGGACGGGGTTCAGACCGCGCCGTTGCTCGGATGGAAGGGGAACGAATTGACGACGGCGCACGGGCGGGGAACCGATCACACGCTGTGGTCCACAACGAACCTGACCGGGTCGATGTCTTACATTTATCGCTGGCTCTGGCTGGAACAGTCGCAGCGGTTCGTCGTCAGTTCGAACGCAACCTTCGAACTCGAATCCGTCCAAGCGCAACGCGTGTACAAGTCGCCGTCGTCTTCGGCGACCGTTTATGCAACGGTGGCTTTGCGCGGCGATCTTTCCCACGACGTTGAAGTCGGAATCCGAACCTACAACCCGATGGGGGTCGCGATTGAAACGCTTTGGGGGTCGGCACAAACAATCGAAGAGAGCGACTGGACTTTGGTCGGCGCGGCGGTATCGCCGACGGTCCCGCCGTACGACTTCGGGATCGTGATTCGACCGGACAGCGGCGGCGCGGGGACGCAGAATGAAGTGCTTTATGTCGGCGGCGCAAATGTCAATGCTCACGCAAACGAATGGTTCGACCCGACTACATGTCCAACGTCGATTCAGTTCGCTTCGGCACCCGCAGCGCTGTCGATCATCACGATGTCGGGAAGGACGAAGCTGATCACGAAAAGCCGGGTCGAACGGGACAACCTCGCGCACGTCGTCAATTCTCCGGGGCACGTTTCGATCGGACGGCTGGCGACGGTCGAGGTGATCGAATGAGTCCCCGCCAGGCGGGTCCCCGCCACACCCCGGGAACTGGCGGCGGCGTCGATCCCAGGACGGGGTCTGCGGTACATCAGGGACCTGTCTCTATCACGACTCCTGTCCTAGACGGGTCCGGGTCCCCGTTCGGTCATCACTGGACGAGCGGTCCATCTGCGGCGTCCTACGGCGGGAACGAACCGGCGGTCCGCGCCGCCCGTCAGCTAACGATTTCCGGGTCGGTCATCAACTCCGTCGTCCCGGTCTACTACGGGGCGCGGGAAATGCTCGCCGCCGGTCAGTGGTGGCTCTGGTACCGGACGTCGGATTCGTCCTGGGACGCATACGCCGTCTTCGCGCTTTCGGAAGGCGAACTCGGGTCTATATCGGATATCCAGCTGAACGATGTCGACATCGCCGACCTGGTGGGTTCAATCTACAGACCCGACAAATACGTACTGTCGTACGATGACCGCGAAGGCGCGGACACTCAGACCCTTCCGTCGTTCCTGACGGGCACGGGCGGCGTTCCGGGTTTGAACGAAACATGGCCCGGTCTGGCGTACGTCGCGATCAAGCTGAAGACGACCGAAGATTCCCCGATCCCGTCTTCGATCCGGCTGACCGCGAAGGTCACCGGTCGGAAGATCTCGGACTTCCGCGGCGGCGCGGCGGCGGCGACTTCGAATCCGGTCGTCATCGCCTACGACCTGCTGACGAATTCTGAATTCGGACTCGCTCGATCGACGTCGCTAATCGACCTGACGAACTGGACGGCGGCGGCGGACCACTGCGATACCGCGATGGCGGATTCGACGAAGCGGTACGAATGGAATGGCCCGCTCTACGAACGCGAAACCTTCCGGGCGATCCAGACGGTTCTCGGCCATGCGATGATGGAACTGCAGTGGGACCCGGAAGCCGGGAAGTACATCATCGCAACTTCGGAATCGGGTCTGAGCTCGGTCGCGACGATCGAAGAATCCGACCTTCGGTCTACTCCGAAATGGCGCGAGATCCCGCTGGCCGAACGCCCGAATCACGTCACGGTTTACTACACCCGGGAAGACACCTTCGACCAAGCGTCCGTGACCGTCGAAGATCCGGCGGGCGTATCCGCGGCGGATATGCGGCGAATCGAAATCGACCTGCCCGGGACCTACAACGCGTCGATCGCGACCCGGTTCGCAGTCAAGCGGTACAACCACGCCGCGACGGAAAGGTTTCGGTGGTTCATGCGCCTGGGCCCGGTCATCGCCGACGTCTACCCCGGGGAACTCGTGACGCTGAATACGCGTCTGCTGTCGTCGCAGCTCGCCCGCCTTGTAACGAAGAAGCTGGTCGCCGGGACCGTCGATATTTGGGAATGCGAATTCGTCGAATACGACGCCGCGACGGACTCGACCGCGGTCGCGACGGAAGACACGGGAATTTCGGTCGTCGTGGATCTGCCGGACGCGCCGACGGCGAATACGAAGACCTTCGGCGAAGCGGGCGATTGGGACACCGACGACCTGGCTGGCGGTCCGAACGACCTATCGTCCTGGACCGCGATCGGTTCTTCGGTTATCACGTACGACGCCGTGAACGAATGGACGACAATTACCCTTCCGTCCGGCGGTCCGTCCGGCAACCTATGCGGCGCGAAGCTGGTCCTGCCAACCTTCGCGGATACGCCGCTGCACGTCTTCACCGCAGTCGTCGAATGCGACGGGTTAGGTTTCAACGGAAACGCGTTCACGATGGGGTGGGACGGGCTGGCCGCGCAGGTTCAGGGCGAAGCCGAAATCGAAGGCGATTCCGCGTGGCACCGGTACCGGATCATCTGTCGTCCGACGACGTCCGCCGGGAACTTCCTGTTCTTCGGCGGCGCGGGTCACAACACGAGCGCTAGGACAATGCGCGTTCGGTTCGTCCGCGCCTGCAAAATCACCTTCAACGCTCAGAAGTATCTCTATGAACGGAACGCTTGGACCGAGCACTCGGCGGCGATGACGACGGTCGATCACTACGCCGCATATGACCGCGCCGGGTTCGAACGCGGAGAAGTCGTTGTCGGGGAAACCGAACTCGAAATTCAAACCCTGTCGATGGGGTCGCACGCTCCGCCTCAGCAGGCGTATGTTCAAGCGTTCCCGGGCGGACCCGAAGACCTGTCGATGGTTGCCGTTGGCCCGACCGGTTTGACGTCCGAATTCCCGACGCCGACGATCGCCCTCGAACAGCGGCTCTTTTCCGGTCAAGTCAAGGGAATGGAAGACGTCGATACCTCAGGTCGAACTGATAAAGACGTTTTCCAGTACGACGCCGCATCCGGCGAGCACAAGTACGCCGCTCCGGATGCTCTCGGGATCACTGACGCCGGGGTGGGGATTTCCGGAAAGCATACCGGGATGCTCTCGGCAGCGGGGGATCTCGAAGAGGCGATGGGGGTGCTGGACGACATTCCAGAGGACGGGCTGGCGTTCGACAACGATGTGAGCGTCACCGCAGAGGACAGCGGGGGATCTGCGAAGCAGGTCTTCAAGGTGACCACGGCGGACATCCTGCGGCTTGGAGATCCGAGCGTTGACCTGGAGCTGTACGCCCTGACCGACGTGTGGATCAGCGGCCCGCCTCTCGGCGGCAGCGGCGCGAACCTGATCCTGTCGAACGGGTTCGGGTACTACGGTCGAGACACCTCGGCCAGAGACCGCGAGATCCTTGGCTTGGACGGTTCCAACGAGGTCAACGTCGGCCACGCCAGCCACAAGATGAACCTGATCGCAGACGGGATCATCGACGCCGACGACAACGACATCGAGACGACCGGCAACATGGAGGCCGCAGAGGGGATCTTCGACCGGCTGCAGGCGGTTAAGAGCAAGACCCTAACCGATGGGTCGCTCACCGAAATCTGTAGAGCGTTTATGGACACCGAACCGGCAGCGGCTTCGGTCACATTGTGGTACGAAATTCAAGCGACGGACGGGACCGATATTCAATGCGAGTCCGGGTTCGTGACATTCGTCATGGTTGAAGATTCGTCCAACTGGAAAACTGGCGACGATGATAACGAAGTCATGGTCAACGTTTGCAGCAATGGAACGCTCGACGTCTCGTTTTCGGTCGGCACATCTGGGATAGATCATGCGCGATGCCGCGTCAACGCCAACTCGTCGCTCTCGTCCCCGACTATCACTGGGAAGTTCCTCGCAATTGGCAACGCCGCAAGATCGGTTACTTGGAGTTAGAAAAATGGCAGACGCAACGATCACGATTTCGTCCGGTTCGCAAGCAGCGTCGTGGACAATCCCCGACGAAACCGTTCAGCGGCTGGTTCCGATGATCAGGGAAATCTACCGCCCGCATCACCCGGGGTCGAACCCGAATCTGCTTCAGCAATTCGCCGCCGGTTTGCGGGCGACTATTCGGCGAGACCTTCGGCGATACGACCGAAGCCAGTGGCGGTTCGAAGTCCCAGATCTTGGCGGCGATCCTGAATCCAAGTAGACTCGACGGGAAAAGGAGAAGTCAAATGGAAGGGAAAAAATTGATCGAAATGGCGGACCAGCTTTCGTTGGCAGCCGACGCGACCGCCACGCTTGGTCCGTACGACATCAACCACGGAACCGGAATCGCGATTCACGGGCTGTCGGACGGGAACGACTGCGATGTTGTCGTGAACCTGTTCCCGCATCCGGTGAACCATCCCGATCATGGGAACGT